AGAAAGATATGATAAATTATCATCTTTGTTTCTTAATTTCATCCCATCTGATATCGACTTTGCATATATGGAAGGATATAGCTATTCATCTAGTGTTGGGGTTGTTTTTAATATTGCCGAAGCTACGGGAATGATGAAATATAAGTTTCAAAAGAAATTTGGATTTGAATTGGCGGTAGTTCCCCCAACTCAAATTAAGAAAATTGCAACGACAAAAGGTAATGCAAAAAAGAGACAAATGGTAGACCAATTTAAAATTGAGCAATTTGATATTTATAATGCATTTGGATTAGTTGATGATAATAGAGAGACTATAAAAAAACCTTTTGATGATATCTGTGATTCATATTTTGTTGCGAAATATGGATATAATCAAACAACTAGTCAAAATTCTTAAAAATCTAAATACATAGTATAAAAGTATATTGCTACGGCAATATTATCAATTAACTACCTACGGGTTTTTATAAGGAACAAAAATGGCATCATCATTATCACCAAAAGTTGTGACTAGGGAAATAGATTTAACTACCACAATTCGAGCTGCTTCAGAAACTATAGCTGGCTATGCAAATCAATTTGTATGGGGTCCGATTGGAAAAATCGTAACAGTTCAAGATGAAGTAGAATTAGGTTTGCGTATGGGTACACCTAAAGCTGTATTCTCAGCAACAGCATTAGATTCAAATTTAATGGCAACCTCATTTTTAACTGGTGCGTCATACTTGGCGTACTCAAATGCATTAAAAGTTTCTAGAGTTGCAAATATTAATGACCCAGTTTCAGCAAATAATGCAAAGAATTCTGTAGCAGATTTGGCAACATCTGGTATCCCATCTGCACTATTAGTTAAAAATATTGATGATTTTCAAGAAAAAGAATCTTTAGGTGCGTTGGCTTCATATTTCTTATTGGGTAAATATGCAGGTGTAATGGGAAATTCTATCAAATTCTCAGCATGTTTTACATCAAATCAATATAAATCTCCAGTAATTTTAAATGCATCTGGTGATTGGGTTTTGAATAAAAATGATGCAGGTAAAAAAACTTTAGAAGCATCTTTAATTGATACTACTATTCACTTTACTGTGGGTGATTTCGTTACATTTACATACGAAGGTGTGAAATATCGCAATAAAATTGAATCACAAACGGCAACTAAATTAACATTATCAGATATTGGTTCAAATTTACCATATTTCCCATCGTCAGCTACAACTGGTATTGTTTTAGATATTCGTAAAGAGTGGGAATTTGCAAATGCAGTAAATGGTGCTCCATCTTTAAATGAATTTCATCTGGTATTATCGGATTCCACTGGTTATATTAGTGGTGAAGTTGGTACAGTTTTAGAAGTGTATTCATACTTATCAGTTGATATTGGTAAAACAAATGCTGATGGTACTACTGCATATTGGAGAAATGTATTAAATGACCAATCAGAATATGTATGGGCGGGTACTCTAGATTTAACATCTGCATTAGCATCGAATACAAATAAAACAACTGCTAAAATGTTAGTGTCAGGTTCTAATGGTACAACACCTACTCAAGATGATTACATTCAAGCATCTGAATTATTTTTAGATAAATCTAATGTAAATATTTCAGTATTTATTGCCCCTCCAGTGTTGGGAAATTTGGATGATTCGACTGTAGCTAATTACTTGATTCAAAATTTAGCGGAAGTTCGTAAAGATGTTGTAATTTACTTATCACCAAAACATACAGATGTCGTTAATAAACCAAATTTGGAGTTGGATAACGTATTATCATATCGCAATACCCTACCATCAACCAGTTATGCATTTATGGATTGTAATTGGAAATATATGATTGATAAGTACAACAACACTTTCCGTTGGATTCCGTTATGTGGTGACGTTGCTGGCACTGCTGCTAGAACCGATGATGAATTGGAGGCTTGGTATTCACATGCAGGATATAATCGCGGTCTGATTAAAAATTGTATCAAATTAGCATGGAATCCTAGAGAATCTCAAAGAGATGAATTATACCCTCAAGGTGTGAATCCAGTTATATTTGAAAACAATATCGGACATTTACTATTAGGTGACAGAACTCTATTGGCAAGACCATCCGCATTTGATAGAATTAATGTACGTAGATTGTTCATCGTATTAGAAAAATTGATATCAGATGCAGCTAAATTTCAACTATTTGAATTCAATGATGATATTACTAGAAGTAGATTTGTATCAATTGTAGAACCATTTATGCGAGATGTTAAAGCTCGTAGGGGTGTTGATAGTTATTATGTGCAATGTGATGAGAGAAATAACACAGCACAAGTAATTAACACAAATCGATTTGTTGGTTCTATTTACGTAGTTCCTAAGTTTAGTATTAATTTCATACAATTAAATTTTATAAGTGTGCCAAATGGAATTTCGTTCGAGACTGTGGTTGGAACAATCTAAAAGGAAAATTTTATGAATTATATCGTGTATAAAACTACAAATATAATTACTAAAGATTTTTATATTGGCGTACATAGTCAAAAATTAGACTCAAATATCTTTGATGGATATTTGGGTTCTAATAAAATATTAAAACGAGCAGTAAAAAAATACGGTAAAGATAAATTTGTAAGAGAAACAATATTATCATTCGACAATCAAGACGAAGCATATGAAATAGAGTCTATGATTGTTTGTGATAAATTAATAAAAAGAAAAGATTGTTATAATTTGGAGCAAGGTGGGTTTGGAAATTCTAATTTAGGTAAATATGTTACGGAAAATAAAATAGGAATTCACGCGTTGACATTTTTTGAACGGTCTGTAATTTCTAAAACTAGAATTTCTAAAATTGATAGAGATGATTTTTTAGAATCATGTAGCCGCGCTGGTAAAATTGGTGGCGGAAGTAACTCTAAAAATAAAACTGGATTTTGTGGAATGTCATATGAATCTCAAGTTAATGCAGGAAAAGCGTCGTCCGAATTTAGAAAACAAAATAAAATAGGAATTTTCGACCCCATCCGTAGTAAAGAAATTAGTAAAATGGGGCAAGACGCTCGAATTGCTAAAGGTATAACTAATCTAAATAACAGATGGTACACAGACGGATGTAGAGATTACATTTATACAAACAAAAGCCAACTAAAGTTAAGTTTTTTAGATTTTCTATCGCAAAATTCAAAATTTAAACATGGTCGAATTAAAACTAAAAACTTATCTACAGAAATATAAAGGAAAATAAAAATGTCATTAAATATTAATAATTTTCGTTCAAATTTTAGAGGTGATGGTGCAAGACCAACCTTATTTGAAATTATAGTAAATTTTCCCGTAGGTTTGGGTCAACAATTTCCCACAAATGATATGAAGTTGTTTGCAAAAGCTACTACATTACCAACATCCACTGTTGGTTCTATAATTGTTCCATATCAAGGTCGTCAAATTAAAGTAGCTGGAGATAGAGTCTATGATGATTGGAATTGTACAATCATCAATGATGAAACATTCAGTATCAGAAATGCTATGGAGTTTTGGAATAATGCGATGGACCAGCATACTACTGAATCTGGCAAGAAACGGGTAAATGGAGCAAATGCAAATCCTGATTCATATGTAGCTGATGTTACTATCAATCAATTAGGCAAACAGGGTAATATTATAAAAACATATCAACTCATAAATGCATTTCCGTATTTGGTTGGTCAAATTGATTTATCATTTGAAAGTAATGATGCAATTGAAGAATTTGATTGTACATTTGCATATGATTACTTCAGAACTGATGGAATTGGTGATAACGGAATTAGACCAAGCAATATCCCAACTATATTAACATAAGTAGAATATATAGTAAACTAAAGCCCCTTAATTGGGGCTTTTTTTATTCTCTAAATATAACATACAGTAATGTAATTATTAAGGATTTACCTTGAATTTATTTAAAAATTTATTTGGCTTTGAAATTGTTAGACGAGATGAACCAAGCGAAAGTGTACAAACATTTGTACAGCCATCGGTGGTTGATGATATTGGAAATGCCCAAGTAATAGGTGTTAATGGTTATATGGGTAATCATTATTCAAATGCACAAGCGACTTCAATTGAAGTAACAGAAAATAATCATATACAACAGTGTCGAGAAGTTTCCATGTATCATGAGATTGATTCTGCGATTGAGGAAATTGTATCTGAAGCAATTATTACTGATGAAAACCAAGACTCAATTAAATTGGATTTATCACAAACATCATTTTCAGACCCAATTCGAGAAAAAGTTAGACAGTCTTTTAAGAAGGTATATAACATTTTAGACTTTAAGACTAAGGGTTACAATATATTTCGTAAGTGGTATATTGATGGTAGATTATATTATCATATTGTAATTGATGAAAAATCTCCAAAAACTGGTATTAAAGAATTAAGAAATATAGACCCAAAGAAGATTAGACGTATTAGACAATTTGTACCAGATGGTAATCACACAACATCATTCTCAGGTAAAATATTAGAGTATTATGTTTATAATAGTAGTGGTATCGATGACCATTTACAATCTAATGAGCAAGGTACTAAAATATCCAAAGATTCTATTGCATACGCACATTCTGGACTAACAGATGCAAATAATAAATACATCGTATCATTTCTAAATAAGGCGATTGCACCGACAAATAAATTAAGAACCTTAGAAAATTCTATGGTTATATATAGATTGGTTCGTGCTCCAGAGCGTAGAATATTTTATATTGATGTTGGAAATTTACCTAAAGGTAGAGCAGAACAATATTTACAAACTATTGCACAAAAGTATAAAACAAAATTAACATATGATAGTGTAAGTGGAAAAATTAAAGATGATAGACAGATAATGTCTATGACTGAAGATTATTTTATACCCAGAAGAGATGGCAATAAATCTACCGAAGTTGTACCTCTACAGGGTGCATCTCAGAATGGTGGTGTGGATGAATTGGAATATTTCAAGAAAGAATTACTAAGAACTTTAAATGTTCCATATTCTAGATTGGATAGCAATTCATCATTCAATATCGGTAATAGTGGTGAGATGTCCAAAGAGGAAGCAAATTTTGCAAAGTTTATTGCGAGATTGCGTACTCAATTTAACATGATATTTGATGACTTACTTGGCAAAGAGTTGGTATTAACTCAAGTAATGTCAATTGAGGAATGGGAATCTGAAAAGAAAAATATTCATTATGATTATTTAAAAGATAACTACTTTGCCGAGTTGTTGCAGTCAGATATGCTTGCAACTAGGTTGGGTACATTAGCACAAGCAGAACCATATGTGGGTAAATATTTCTCTATGGAATTTGTTAAGAGACATATTCTTATGCAAACGGATGAAGAAATTGAAAATGAAGCCAAACAAATTGAAAAAGAATTTGCAGACGACCCAGACCATCATGTTCCTGTGGATTCACTACATCAAACGAATCTACATAAACAAATGACAGATATTGATATGGATAAAGAGATTGCAGTGAATGCTACAATAGACCCAAATCCTTTTAAAGAGGAACTTGCTGTCGATAATTCAACTATAAAATTAAATGAGTCTATGACGGCTTTGTTTAAAAGTATGACTCATGAAAATCTGAAAATGATTGATATTGATGACATTACCGTATAATGAATAGTAAGAATGAGTTGATAGTAGAACAGGCTAAAAATTTAGCCTTAACTATATCATTATTTAATAGTAAATATGACCAATTACTTGGTGAGTTTAATCAAAAACTTACCAATGTATATTTACAATTAAATGAAAAACAAACCAAAACTAATGATGATTTAAAATTCATC